TAACCCATGAAAATCCGCTCAATGACCTGCCTGATAAAAAAGCCCGTAGAGTTCAAAGAGCGGGTACTTAGTAACCGAGTGAGGAAAGACCGCTTTATAAACGGATACGTAATCAAAGCCAGTGTAGGTTGAACAAATGGCTATATGCGCCCAAATCACTAACCTGACCTCTGATTTATCCGCTTTCGGTGGTGGTTCTAACGATCCAGTTACAGGCGGTCAGGGAATAACCTTGAGCGCCCAGTCATTACAAGATTGCACCGGTTATGTGCTTTTTACTGCTCAGGATTATAACTCGATAGAGGCGCTTTCTTCTGTCACCTTGGCAAGCATAGGCATTGACCCCATACAAATTGCCTATGTTTTTTCGTGGGGCATGGGTGCTGTTTTGTCCATGTGGGCGTTGGGCTATGCAACAGGCGTAGCCGTTCAATTAATAAAAAAGATTTAGCTCGTTTTGAGCAAACCTCGCGGGGGGATTCCCGCAATTTTTGGAGTACATATTATGGCTGATATTTTTGCAGCAGTTGACTTGTCTACCGTAGCCACTTTTGCTGCTGCTACTGGCGTTTTAATTATTGGCATCGCGATGACTTTTAAGGGTATCGATCTTGCCAAGCGCGGTGTGAGGAAGGCATAGCATTATGATAGGTGCGCTGGTTGCTTTCTTTTATTGTTTGATCGCTTTAATCGGGGCAATCAGCGCATTTGTTTTTATATCTGCATTTAGAAGTCATTGAAAATGCTTAGAATAACCCTGTTTTTATTTTTCGTTTTTTTATCTGGTGTATCAGTTGCCGATACCTATCCTTCCGTTGGCATTTGGTATTATGGTGGTCAGTCTTTTTCCTCATTGGATTCCGCTTGCGTTTATGCTTTTCCCGGTGGCGCTTATGTTTACCAGTCAAGCACAATGCCTTCCACGTGTAATGTGCTTTATAATGGCAGTCCCACAACTGCCATCATTAGTCGCAATCCCTCATGTCCCTACGGTGGCGTTGCCAGTGCTGACGAGTGCATAAATGCCCCTCCTTGTACCGCCCCAGCAACCCGAGATTCGACAGGCGAGTGTAAGCTTCCTCGTGTTTGTTCATCTACAGAATACAACCTCAATGATGTTTGTACGCCTATACCCGATTGCAATGCAGGTTCTGAAACAGGTGGTAACTTTTTCAACAAAACCACAAAATCATGCCAGTCTGTGCCTTCGCCGACCATATGCATATCAGACAAAAACACTAAATACTGTCCGCCAATCGATGACTGTAAACCGTCGTCATATATTTGTTCCGATGATCCCACTATCGTGGGAGAGGCCGCCGCAACTAGAGCCGCTGAGATTGCCTCAGCCAAATCCAAAGCCGATGCGGCAAAATCAGAAATCGTTACCATTAAACTCCAATCCGAAGCGGCTGCCTCTGAAAAACTTGCCGCCGCTCAAGCTGCAAAAGCTGCGAAAGATGCCGCCAAAACCGCCTCAGATGCTGCATTATCGACCGGTGTTCCTGCTACCATAAAATCCGCCATAGAGTCTTATAATAAATTCGCTCAGGATTATATTGATTCCTTAGCCAGGTCTGCCAACTCAGAAGCGGCCAAAGAAAAAGTAAAAGACATTGACATAGAAACTGATGCCTATGTTGCTGAGATTCCTGTCAGCAACCCTGGTAATTCTGATGCTCTCAAGACTAAAGTAGAAGACGGCCTCAATCGCTCTATTAAAGTGCTGGTTGATGTTGTCAGCGGTGATGGTAACGGTAACGGTCCGGGTTCCGGCATTGGCACCAGCACATCACCTTCCGTCGACACATCCAAATTAGGCAAAGATTCCACCTTACATGAGATTAGCGACAAATTAAGCGGTGGTACTCCTGGCTCTTTTGCTGCGGGTCCTGATAGCTTTTACACGTCGGAATATCCGGGCGGCATAGGTCAAGTCTGGGCAGACCATAAAGCGGCGTTGATGCAAACCTCTTTTGTTTCTGCCGTTTCGGGTTTAACTCCGCAAATAGGCGGCGCTGGGACTTGCCCTAGCTGGTCATTTCCTACATTGTCAGGGGGTTCTATGGAATTGCAGCCGCCTTGTGAGATATGGCCGTTGTTGCGTTTGATATTTATTATTACGGCTTTGTTTACCGCACGCTCATTGGTATTTGGTGGTTAACATGAAAATAATCGAAACTATAATTTCCACATGGAATAGCTTTTGGGTTTCCATTTTAGATTTGGTACAAAAGGTTTTTTCTTCTTTTTGGTTGATGTTGAAGGATTTTTTTATATTTATAATCGATCAGCTTCTTTCACTGTCAGAAATTGTTCTTGGTGCTGTGGATTTAAGCGCTATCACTCAACATTTCGGTGTGTTTCAGCAAATACCTGAATCACTTCTGAACGTTTTGGGTCTGGTTGGATTTGCTCAGTGTATGGTCATTATTGGGGCTGCAATCATCATTAGAATTTTGTTGCAGCTCATACCGTTTGTGAGGTTGGGTTCATGATAAATTTGTTGCTTGGTCCACCCGGCGGCGGTAAATCTTACGAAGCCGTCGTTTACCACATATTGCCAGCGTTGGAAGCTGGTCGCAAAGTGATTACAAATTTACCTCTCGACGTTGATTATATAGCAAAGATAAATGCAGGTTTTTTGCCATTAATTGAGATTCGCACGACCACCAGAAAAGAACGTCCTCAAACTGATTTGAAAGCGGCTGAAACTCGCTTTTATAAATTCGGGGGTGCTGTAAAGCAAAATTATTTCATCAATGCACCATTTGCCCATGCTGAGGACTATGGAGACCCTTGGCGGCATCCGTTATCAGGTTCCGGCCCATTGTATGTGGTTGATGAGTGTCATATACCATTGCCCCGTCTTGGCACTGAAATGCAGGTAGAGCACTGGTATTCTTTGCATCGTCATGAATCCGCCGATGTTCTTCTGATTACTCAGTCTTATGGCAAAATTAATCGCGCTATTCTCGATCTGGTACAGATCTGCTATAGGGTTAAGAAAAATACCAGCATGGGATCTGAAAAAACCTATGTTCGCAAAGTGCAAGACGGCGTACGTGGTGAAGTGGTGAATACCGGCATTCGGAAATATGAGAAGCAGTATTTCCCTTTTTATAAATCTCATACTAGGGGAGGCGGGGCAGAGCTTGCAGCTCAAGATATAGTGCCACTATGGAAGCGTTGGCCGTTTATTGGTGCTGCCTTATGTTTTGTTCTTTTTTTTTGCATCATTATCGGATTTGACGTTAAAAATCCGATGAATGCCAAATCTTATAAAGCACAGCCACAACTACCACCTTCACAATTATCGCTACCACAACCACAACCATCACAAGTACCCAAAGCACCCCAAGCGCCACAATCACATGATGTTTCAGAAGAAAAAAAAGTTTCTGACCCTTATGAAAAGAACGGCCTACATATCGTAGGTCATGTTTTTTCGAAGAAAAAAACCATTTGGATTGTTAATATTTCTCAGAATGGATTGAGGTTGAAAAATATTAATTCTGATGATCTTTTTAAAGTTGGTTATGACTTTATGCCAATTAATGATTGTGCTGCATGGCTCACGTATAAAGGCCTGAAGCGTTTTATTACGTGTGATGTTCCTTCTGTTTCTTTAGGTGTTGGTCCCTCTCTTTAGTCAAAAAAAATGGGAGCGCAGTGCCGCGCGACTGAATTCAATTTAAATGAAAACCGTGATTTTAGGCGCTGAGGGTAATCAATGAGTGCAAGACAGCGAATTGACGCTTATAAAAAATCTTGGGCGACAGGCGAACATGCTTTTAGTTCCGATTCCCATAACGTGAGCCATTAAAAATGGGCGGCCGTAGCATGGAAGGTCATCAGCTGACAGACCGTTGGAAATGGATAGCGGAATTAAGTCCTGATCGGTTTGAGAACTACGGCAAGTATTCCCAGATACAGACTTCTTCTGATCGTAGTGCGGGTAATTTTAATGGTTCTGCCGCGGATTTGAATTTTCAATTATCTAAATTTTACGAATCGAAACATGGCGTTGAGCCTTCTTGGAGTAATTGGCGTTCGAATAAATAACGAAACGTTGAATAGAGACATGTAGCAGATTATAGCTGTTCATTTTGAGAATTAATTTATGAATAACCGCGTCACTTTAACAATACCGAATGTTGCATATACCGGTTCTTTCCCTTATTTATCGAATAAGCTTTCGGATTATAGAGATATTCAATTTTTTAGATACGGCTCAAAAACACAAAACCTGCCTTTCCATTGCTTTGTTGATGATTGGCGGCTGGAAAGCATATGGCGTTCACCCACTAAATTTGTTGAAAAGGCATTGCTTGCCGGGACCGTCGTAGCGCCTGACTATTCCGTATATGCAAATTACCCCAACATTTATTCACTTTACCAGATATGGCGCTCAAGAATCGTATGCGCATGGTGGGCCGATCATGGCGTGTATTCCATTCCTGTCTTGCAGTGGACCCATTCAAAAGACGTGCACCTGGATAAATACTTTGCAGGCCTGACAGATTGCGAAGTCATTGCAGTTAGGTGTCCAAGCCGTGACCCTGAAGTCATAGCCGATTATAGGCAGTGTGCTGAACGATTTTTGCAAATCCACCAGCCGAAGCTAATTCTTCATTTTGGGCTTGATCGCGGTTCCGAATGTTGGCCGATTGGAAAATGTAAAGTTTTGCCGCTTAACCCCAAGCCGGTAAAGGCCTATAAAACAGCGGTCGCAAAAAATTAAAAAGAACAAAAAAGGCTGTTACGCCCTTGTCACACGTAACAGAACAAAACAACACAAAGCCTATAAGAGCCGATAACATGAATTTAAACCAACGCTTTTCTCTTGAATCCCTTTCACATGGTGCTGACGAAGATCAGACCGGTTTATTGTTTGCTGCTAACGCTAATATTACTGATCTTTCAAGCGTCAATATTGTTGGTGCCTCGGTGGATACAGTAAGACAGCTTTTTCATGGTGTGCCTAAAGCTTCCTTTATCACAAAGCTGGAACAGCATGTAGAAAACAAAGATGAATATATCCGGTTAACCGGAAATACTTGCGTCAATGATGATCGTTGGCATTTTTCGCGCATGGGTAAAACCGGCGGTTATCGCTATAAGATGCAAAACAACACTGTTGGCTTAGTTATCCTGTTTGGCAGTTGGTACGGCAAAATGGATAACGAAGGCTCGCATCTAAAAATTGAACTTTCGCCGCACTTCATATCCCAGCGCGCAACCGCTGAAATATGGGAATACCTTCACGGTGAATTTGTCGGCTTGTCTCGCATTTTTTTAGAAGAACCAATAGCCAAGGGAGTTGCCGTGCATCTTGCTTGTGATTATCAGGGCTTTAACCTTCCTGGCGATTTTGTTCGGAATCTGGTCACGGCTTCTAGGACTATTAGGGCTTATGACGGTATTGCTTCTATTGATCTTACTGATTTTACTGATGCGATTGGTACTTATGGTCGGGAAGGCCAAGCTAAAGATTATTTGATAGGGAAACCAATAGCTGTACAAATGGCACTTTATGAAAAAAGCTATGAAATCGTTAAATCAGACAAAGTTGATTATTTTCACGAAGAATGGAACATTTATTCATTAGGCGCTTATGACAATACCCAGCCAGTTCGTCGGATAGAAGCAAGACTTCATCATACCGTAATCCGTGAAATAGGCTTAGGCCTGGGTTTGGAATTTGAAGGCTTTAACCAAGTCGCCGATCATTTAACCGACCTATGGCGCTACGCCTTAGAACGAAACCGGCTAATGATCGACGGAGACCCAAGGGGTTATGTAAACCCTTTCTGGCAATTGTTGATGCAAGACGTCATCTTCAAAGTCCCCGCGCAAGGCGTAAAAATTACGCGCAAAAAAAAAGAAGCCGTAGACCCTATCGCTAGAAACATCACCTCCGTTATTGGCAACTTAGTGTCAATCATGGCTCGCCGTAATGAATGCACAGTAAGGCACGTAATGCGTCAAATCCACAACCTGCATATATGGCCGGAAATACAAACATATTACAGAAACCGGGGATTAGATGAAGACGATATTCGTAATCAGATTAAACAGGGTTTAGAACGACGGCGATTAGTCGGCAAAGCGGCATGAGTAACCTTTTTTCTATCGTGCCGTGTTCTATCTGTCCGGGCAGAACATTGCTTAAAACAGCTTTAATCTGGAATCAAACCGTATTTTGCTCGGCGGAATGCTTGAGAAAGCATGTTGAAACTGTGTGCAAGAATAACGAACCGATAAAACAGCAAGCTCGCGATAAATTTTTTAAGCCTGCATGATTACCAAGGTAGGTAAAAAATATAGGCTAGATTTTAGGCCTGATGGTGTTGGTGGTAAGCGTATCGTTAAGCGGTTTGATTACAAGGTTGATGCAATAGAGTTTCAACGGACTTATGTATCACGTTTATCTGAAACTCAGGCCGTTCAGGCCTTTGTCGATGATAGACGATTAAATGATCTTATTAAATTGTGGTTTGATTTTCATGGCCGCAGTTTAAAAAGTGCCATTGATACTAGAAATAGGCTCCTTAAATTGTCTGATCTTTTGGGTAATCCACAGGCCAAATTTATTGATCCTGAGCTATTGGCAGGATACCGGACAACAAGGTTAAATCAGAGTATTTCACCCGCTACCCTTAACCGTGAATTGATTACCTTAAAGGCTTTGTTTCGTGAGCTTAAGCGTTTATCAGTTATCGATTATGATTCGCCTGTTTTGACTGTTCGCAAGCTTCGTGAGGTTAAAACCGAACTTTCTTATCTTACAGGTTCTCAGGTCGAACTATTGAGAGCGCAAGTTGATTTGACGACTAACGAAAGCCTTCCTTTTGTTGTGATGATCTGCTTAGTTACTGGTGCAAGATGGTCTGAAGCTGAGGGTTTAACCGTGAAGAATTGCATCAACCAGGGCTTTCAATTTGTTGATACTAAGAATGGCCATTCAAGGTTTGTTCCTGTTGAAGAATCTGTTTTTCTATATATTAAAAATCGACTTGGCCAAGGTGATTTTAAGTCGTGTTATAGTGCTTACAGGTCAGCGTTCAAACGATCTGGTTTAAAGGTTCCTGCTGGTCAACTAGCCCATATTCTGCGGCATACTTTCGCGAGCCACTTTATTATGAATGGCGGCAACATCGTTGCTCTACAAAAGATACTAGGCCATTCAAGCTTGAACATCACTATGAGGTATTCTCATTTGTCGCCGAACTACTTGATTCAAGCGATTCAGCTTAATCCTTTGGCGGGAAATGTAAGCGGTGGTAACAATGTGGTAACTTTATCTACAGGCATAAAAAACCAGCTGACCGAAAAGTCTAACTGGTTGATTCATATATCTTTGGTGGTGGGTCGTGCGCGATTCGAACGCGCGACCATCGCATTAAAAGTTCTTTGTTTATCGG